TTCTACCCCGTCGTCATCTACGTGTTTTTCCCAAGCAAAATTAGGATTCTCTGGTACGATACCATAAATTCTACCCTCATAGCGCTCATGTCCATGGTCAGTAAAATCTTGCTCCATACTATCATAGATTCCCTTTACCGGCACGTAAGGCAAAGTAGAAATCAACTGTTCGGCAAATTCGTCCGTTATATAAGTACCATTTCTATTTCCATACTTATAAAAGATTCGGCATCTTGCTTTAGATAACACTTCACTAACAGCGGTTACATCGCCATAAACAGAAAGAGAAAAAGTTGTTAAATCTTTTTTATCCATTGGCACTAGAACCTCCGTTATCTAACGATTTTTCATTAGCAATTGTCTTTGCACTTTTCTCTTCTAAAGGTTTTTCTGGACGTCCAGGCGAATTGCCTGATTCCGTGTACGATGTACTTAACGGAATTAATTTTTCTTTCAAATTTAAAACGTCATTTTCTAAATCTTTAATATTCCCAAGCTCTTTTTGTGATAAGCCAAGTGCTAACGCCGGTAATATAAAACTATAACCAGAATTAGCCATTTTAAGAGTAGTGTCTATATACTTTGACTCATTATAATAAGTTATAGGTAAAATGGTATACTTAAACGAAATATTAGAATTGCCGAATTTAGAATTAACTATATATGTAATATAATTATCTAATTTATGAGCAAAGATCATCATAAACGCCATATCATTATTGATAGAAGTCTCAAGTGATAAGTTAGAGTCTGTTCCAAACAATTGCGGGCTAGCGCCAGCAACGGAATAGATGTTACTCAATTCCTTATCAACACTCGCAGTTGAGTTCTCGTTTGAAGTTTTTGACACGACACTATCAACATCCGCATAAGTGGTAAGAACAGAAACATTCTCATCACCCGCCATCATATCAACAGCGCCCTTGTGCATTACTTCGGCTTCATCTGGCTCAAATAATAAACCACCATCTTGTAAATGAGGTATTTTTTGTACGATAATCTTTTTGATTTCTTCTAAATCTCGCTTTTTATTAATACCTCTTGCTTGGTCATAATCAATCGCGGCAGGAATTATATCTAAAAACACAGGATTACCGTCCAGTATAGGTATACAAATACCTACACCTGGGTCAATAAATACCCATGGGTCTGATACTTTACCATTCTTATATCTTCTATACCAGTTTACTACTTCCTTTGGATACAGCGACAAAGCGCTTCTGCGTTCATCAACATCGGTGATAGTATTGAAGTAAGTGACATTAAATTCAATTACATCAGCACCATCATAGTTCTTAAATCTAGTCCTACAGTATGTTGTAGGTAAATCTAAAATAGATACTCCGTCATTATTGATACCTTGAATAATACCATAATAACAGCCGTCGCGCAACGCACGAATAGCAATACTCGTGAAAAGTGCGGGCAGCTTCGCGGAATCTATAAAACTCATTGCATTAAAATACTTCTTTTGAATAAAATTTTCGGAGAGATTTTTACCAAAAGCAGGATTAGGAATTAATAAACCTATATACTTTAATAAAGTAGCATAATGTAATAAAATTCTTTGATAGAAACCGCCTTGTTGAAAAAAGTATCTTGATAGATTAATTTTTTCTTCTAAAGAACCAGAATCAAGTATATTCTTAATGTCTTCTTCAGAATACCTTCTTACTGCCCCACGGAAGGAGAAACTGTGTGTTGAATAACCATATGAGTGCTCCGAAGAAGCAACCATATTTTTATAAGTCTTGGTAAAAGTAGTTAGGAAATCTTTATTCCTTTTCATTTACCTTCCTCCCGTAAAGAAAACCAACTTCCGTTTGGTTCCCTGACGCCGGTGTCCTCGCTTATAGTAATCCTCTTCTAATTCTTTTATGCGCCAAAGCCCATAAGAGAAGGATGAATATTTATCCTTAGGGAATCTTGAATTTATACGTTCAAGTACTATGTCAAGGCTCGCGCCAGTTCTCTTCAAGCGCAAGTTACTCATTTCTTCAAATAATTTAGTTGTCATTTCGTGAGGCATAAGACGTATTACCCGCTGTTCCACAGTCATGCGCTGACCAACTTTAGTAGCAAGCAAAGCACTTTTAGCTTCCTGTTCCTTAATTAAGAAACGAACCATACCACTTGTTAATCTAGAATAACAGTTTCCATGAATCTTTGAGTTCAAAGGTCCATTAGCTTTAATTCCATAGAGGATTTTCGGTGCATCCTTCGGTTGAATAGCTTTATAAACATCATCGTTTATAAATCCATAAGCCGGAAGTATTTCACCATTTTCGTCATACTGTGGTTTAATCATTTCATCGGCTAAGCCAACTCCTAAACCATTAGTATCAATCACGACTTCGCGTGGATTGAATTGACGAATAATCTTTTTTAAATCTACTGCCTGGCGCGCAAACGGTTTCGTCTGCGGCGTGCGGCCAAGTACGATTAAATTAACTAAAGTCGCATAGAATTTACCGTTTACAACGTTAACTCTAAATACGCAAACTGCGGTCTGGTCGGAAATACGACCTACGTCCACTGATATTAAGTAGAATTGTTCTGAGTCGGGTCTATTAATTGCATGCGTTTCTGGGTTTTTAATTTTTCTATATTTACTTAATTTCTCATAAGAAAACCAAGCATCTTCGCTAGAACCTTGCCACAGACTCAAATATTCTGTAGCAAATGACTCTGCATTGTATGATGGACTCATTTTCAATTTATTGATATATTGTTTATCAATAAGTCCATGCATTGCCGGCAAGCGCCAATCACATCCAAACATAAATGAATGATCTGGGTCAATGATTGAATTTTCAAAAGTATCTATAAGTCGTTCATAGGCGAATGAAGTCTTGGCGCCCGCACTGGTTGTAGCTACAACCTGCTGGTTTGGTTCATGTGGGTTGACTTCGTTGTTTGGAAGTCTACGAGAAACATTAACCAATGGAATTACAACGCTGTTTATTGCTTCCTCATCGCCGTCTCTAATCTCGTCTATAAGGCCGCCATGTCTACGACCTCCACGGGCCGCATCACCTGCAAGCACTACGTCAAGCTGTGAGCCATTTAAAAATCTCAAAGTAACATAGTCCTTACCGAAGTTCCCCGGATACTCTTTAATTTCATTTCCAACAACCTCTTTCTTTAAAAGCGGCCAATGGTCATAAATCTCATAGATCTTTTCCTTAGTAATCTGCGCTGCCTGCTGTTTGGTGTTCGCGCAAATGAACACCTTGCGGCCAGGAATAAAAACGCACTGCAGAAAGAGCGCCAAAATTGTCAAAAATGACTTAGAAAACGCACGGGGCGCAGTAAGAAATACATCCTTAAAGCGCATGAGCACGCGCAACGTAAGTCTCTGATAAAAGAACAACGAAAACTCTGAATCAATAGGTCTAATAATATCCAAATAGTAATCTGGATAAGCAGTAAACAAATTAACCCATTTCTCTAACATGGACTTATGCTGCTGCATATATTCCGTAGTAATCGTTGCGCCTTTCTCAAGTTCTATGCCGTCGCGCTCTGCACGTTCAATCGTGTCGTCTTGCATAAGCTCTTGACGCGCACTTAAAATAACCTTTTTTCTTTTATCCTGCATCGGACTCACCGTCCCCTACCTTAGCTTCAAATTCTTCTTCCTTAAACAGTTCTTCAAATCCTTCATTTTCATATTGGTCATAGTCTGTGTCCTGTTCAAGGTCATAGTAATTCTCAAGCTCGGCCGCAGTCTTCAGTGATTGTATACGTTGACTTATCTCATCGCCAATACCCGACTCATTCGTATACAATCTCTGATTCCAACTCTGTATATTCTTTATAGTCTCATCTACAACGTCTCTTGTTTCTCCATCGTAGAATTGATTAACAAAGCCTTTCTTTTCCAGCCAGCGGCAAAGTTCTCCCATAGATTCAAAGTCGCCAGCATTTTTCACATTCTTCGGAGTAAATTCTCCTGTCTTTACTAATTTATCATACGAAGCAAGTAACTTATCAAAATCTTCACCTGCTCGTATCTTATTATCAATCTCATAAGAAATTTTACAAATCTTAATTGCCTGGTCGCCTTGCAGCGCGCCATTAATATTCTGAGTTAAAAGTAAACCATTATATAAGTTCTCCAAATAGTGAAGTGCTTCATCGTCATAGTTCGCACCCCATTTCTCTATAAGTTTCTGTCTTTCCTCATCGCGCAGTATAGGTACAACATCAGCTAAGGCATCGTTTTCTTTCAGTTCTTCATATGCCTTATTATAACTCCCCCAATCTATCCTTTCATACTCCTTACTTAAGTAAATCGTATCATAGGCGCGCAATAAATCAACTGCGTCATTTACTGCTCTTAACTCTTCATATTTGGTCGGTTCAAAAGGAATATCTATATACTGACAAATTCTGTCCATACATTCCCAACTATACTCATTTCGTTCCAGTTCCTCTCCCAAACATTCGGTACACACGTTAACGTACCCTTTCGGAAAGAAAACCGATTTACTTCTTAAAAAATGAAATGAATCTTTGGACCGGCCGCAACGTTCACAAAGCCTGTTCTCAAAGTCAATGTCAAACTTCGGAGTAATAGCCATTTACTTTTTCTTCTCCTTCTCATAGATCGGGCGCAGTAAACGATCTAAATTTCTCCTTCTAGTTCTATTCAATCCATTGACCTTGTCGCAAACTTCACTCCAAAGCTCGCTAAAATCCTTGGGCACTCGTTCAATTTTGGTATCGTCCGTTGACGGCGCGCCTTCAACATTTGGCTCGTTCGGTTTATCCAATTCATTCATAACTTCTTCTATAGTTTCCTTTTTATAA